CTTCGCCGAGGCGTCCTTGCCAACCATCAATTTGGATCGTGTCCATCGTGGTTCTCCTTGGTTTGGGTCTTGCTGCTTTCCCAATGCCCGCTGTCTCAAACGGGCATCAGTGAAAGTCACTCCCCTTACACGCCCTGGGGATCTAGGCGCTTTGCATTGCGTGCTGGGTCATTCGCACGGTTCTGGCTATGCCATCGTCAGCCGTCGAGGTTCTTCCTCGCGTGGGCAGCCTTTCGGGGCTGTCTGATCGCCGGTCGCCAGCAGAGGCAATGCGGTCTGTTTGGTTGTTGCGCTTCAGTTTTAAAGAGCGTTTCGGGTTGCCCCGAGGCCTCTCGGCCTGTCGTCGCTGTGTTTCGCTTCGATGGGTGAACATTACAACTAGAAATTGTAGCTTGCAAGTAGAAATTGTAATTTTCTTCAAAGAAAAGCCCGCACAAGGGCGGGCTAGGGTGTCAGTGTTCTGATCCGGTCCAGATGACGTGGACGCTTCCGTCTGGTCGTCGTCGCATGGTCACGTTGTCTGCCTGCTCGATCTCTTCAAGAAGACGCTCCCAGTCTTCAGGGCGATCATCCGGCCCCGGCCTGAGGTTGGCCTGGCGCTCGCGCTGAGCTGTTGGCGCCGTTAGCGCTAGATTCACCCGGCGCACCAAGCGGCTATAGGTCGATGCCTGGCAGTGGTGCGTAATGGCGTGAGGTTGCATCCGATTCATTGTGGTCCTCCTTACTGCTGGATATCCACACAGTAATTGTGAGGGTTTCACCGGGCAAGAGGAAACATGGTGGCCGGTTGCCACATGTAAAGAAGTGGATCAGACCTAAGTAGGAGAGGGGTGCGGCAGATACAAAAAGCCCCGCGTGGTGCGGGGCTTCGTCATGGCTTCGATTAGTGAGCGTGGTGCGTTAAATGGGAGTGCGCGGCCTTAGAGGCCATCGAGCTAACCATTAGGCTTGGGCTTGGGATGGCCTTCAGGCGATCGGAAAGCAGACCAACGATCCCGAAGACTGCCAAGACCAAAAACATAACCTGCAGGCAGGCAAAGGCCGACAGCGGGTTACGGGTGATGTACATCATCATCACAGAATCCATGATCTCTTTGTGCTTCTCGCTTTGCTTGCGAGAAAAGTCCTTGCCAGACAGCATCAGCGCCGGAAGGATCACGAGCCCAGTGATCGTCATTAACGGCAGAAAATGCCAATGGCGAGCCCAGCGGTAGATGAAATACACGCTGTCTTTGTCGCTCTCCTGGACGTTCTCATCCTGGAAATATGAATCAAGCAGGGAGGCCGCTTTCTGCCTATGGCGCAGCGAAACCTTTCTGCAAAAAATCCAGTAGCCGACCATCAGAGCAGCTGCGGCGCCTGCCAAAGCAAAACTAACCATCGGATCTGTCATTTACGCTTCCCCTTGTTCGTGCCTTTCACGGGCTTCCGGTTGGACTCCCGTGACGCGCGTACGTTCGAGTCAGTGTCCTTCTCGGAGCGCCTAACTGAGCCCCAAGTATAGATGAAATAGAGGACGATCAGTGGAGGCGCAATCACAATAAAAGCAGCAAGAACAGGCGATTTCTGCCACATGAGCTCGAAAAGCCTAGCTAGCTCCCTGATTACCTCGGGCGCTTTGTCCAGCGAGACGTCTACAAAGCTAACAGATACTAGTGGTCCTTCACTCATCCCCTAGGGAACCTCTCCTAAACCCTAACCTTGCTCGGCGCCACGATGTGGCCGACGTAGTGCATCTGCTCGATCTGTTCCATCGGAATCGTGCGCCGGCTGTATGCGGGATTGAGCGACATCACGCTGACCTCTTCGTCGTTCGCATACAGCAGCTCCTTGAGCATGCATTCGCCATCGACTAGCCGGATCATTACGTACTCGCCAGGCACAAGCCTTCCATTTGGCTCACAGACAGCGATCCAGCCCGAACGGATAGCAGGGGCCATCGAATCGCCGCGCAGGCGCAGAGCGTACGCGCCTGGGTCCTTGGATGGCACGTCAACGGCGCCTTCCCCTTCATCCAGGGCATACCAATAGCCCTCTGCGCCCATCTGCGCGGTACCGACGATAGGGATGGCGCGGTACGGGCTGACGATCGGCGGGCCTTGCTCGACGTTCGATTCGAGCTGGCCTGTGATTCGCTGAAAATCGCCTTCAATGAAGTCGTCATTCATCAGCTCGCCAACAGTCACTCCAAGCAAGCCAGCCAGCTTCTTCATCTTCTCCTGGCGAGGCACTTTCTTCCCGGCCTCCCATGCCTGTACGGACTGAGGGGTCACGCCCATTTCGCGGGCCAGTTCTGACTGGTTCCAGCCCTTCTGTTCGCGCAAGAGCGCGATGCGTTTTCCGATGCTGTTCATGCCGCTAACGATACAACCGCCGGTTGTAACTGGCATTGCAATTCTCCCTTGTAAAATCCTTCGCTTCCCTGTAACTTTGCGTTGTAGTTCGAGATAAACGGAGTTCCACATGAACGAAAACGCCGCCACTCGTGCTGCGGCTGCAGCGGGTGGGCAGTCAGCTCTCGCCAGGCTTCTTGGCTGTTCTCCTCAGGCCGTACAGCGCATGTGCGCTACCGGTCGAGTACCAGCCGAACGTGTTTTGCAGATCGAGGCGGCCAGCGGCGTTTCTCGTCACGAGCTTCGCCCTGATCTGTACCCGAAGTCGCGGAAGCGAGCTGCTGCATAAGAGACATCCCTGTCAGTGGTTTCCATGGTTCCCATCTTAGGGCCAGCGGATCGGACAGGTAAGCGAAGCGGGGAGGGTGAGGATTCATCCAGTACCCGGAACTGCAGGCAATAAAAAACCCGGGATGACGGCCCGGGTTCTTCAACAGCACTAAAACTGGAGTCGATTATGTCAAACCAACCGATCAAGTGCAATTCCTATCTGATCGTTCTCGAAGGTGACGAGCTGGTCATCTCGCAGAGCGGTCAGCAGTCCATCCAGAACCTGCGCATCACCTGCGATCAGCTTGAGGTGTTTTGCGCCCATCTGCAGATCGCTCGCCGTGATCGCACTCCTGTCGTGAAAGAGGAGTGCCGGTAATGCATTACTTCAAGCGCAACATCGGTGACTACCACAAGAAGGCAGGGCGCCTTTCCATGCTTGAGCACGGTGCGTACACGCTTCTGATGGATGCGTGCTACGACCGTGAACGCTTCCCGACAATGGATGAAGCTATCGACTGGTGCTGGGCTCGCAGCGATGAAGAAATCTCAGCTGTGAAGTTCGTTTTGACGAAATTCTTCACCATGGAAGGCGAGCATTACACGCAACAGCGGATCGCTGATGAAATCGAGTCGTTCCATGAAAAGTCTGAGAAAAACAAGCAGATAGCTCTTGATCGTGAGGCGAAGCGCAGAGCGAAGCGTGCACCAGACGAGCACGAAACGTGCACGAATGGCCACCTAACCACTAACCAAGAACCACTAACCAGTAACCAAGAAGAGCAAGAGCAAAAAGCTCTTGTGCCATCTGCCGATGACACGAGCGCCTACTCGGCTGAGTTCGAAGCGTTCTGGGCTGAGTACCCGAAGCGTGAAGGCGGAAACTCCAAGAAGGGCGCCTTCAAAGCCTGGAATGCTCGACTCCGTTCGGGCGTGAAGGCAGAAGACCTGATCCTGTCGGCCAAGCGTTACGCCGACCAGATGCAGGCCAAGGGCAACATCGGCACGTCGTTCGTGAAGCAGGCTGCGACCTTCCTGGGGCCGGATGAGCATTGGCGCGAGGCGCTGGCCTCGAACATCCACCCGCTGCGCACCACTGCCGCCGGTGGCGTCGTGAAGGGCGATTCCCGTACCTGCCCGCCGCTGACCCGCAAGGGCGATTTCGAGTACTGGAACGCCATCGAGGATCGCTGGGAAGTTCGCAACTCCGAAACCCACGATCCAGCCACCGGCTACGCCTGGTCCTACCTGAAGTCCAGGGGGATGGCATGACTCCCTCCGAGATTGCCAGCCGTCTGGCTGATCGCGTCAACGACGTGTGCCACTACCTGCTGCCGGCCGGTAAGCGTGAAGGCTCCGAGTGGCGCGTGGGTAGCACCAATGGCGAGAAGGGGCAGAGCCTCGGCGTCCACCTGAAGGGCGAAAAGGCCGGCGTCTGGTGCGATTTCTCGACCGGTGAGACGGGCGACCTGCTGGACCTGTGGCGTGCGACTCGTGGCTGCGACATGCGTACCGCGCTGAGCGAGGCCAAGAGCTACTTGGGCGTTCACGAGCCGAAGCTTGAATCGCCCAAGGTCAAGGAATTTGCCCGCCCGGATCGGCCGAAGTGCGCCACGCCGAAGGCAGATAGCCCGGTCATGGCCTACCTGAAGGGCCGCGGCCTGAAGGCTGAAACCATCGTCAAGTTCAAGATCGCAGAGCAGGGTCGGCTGATCGTCTTTCCCTACCTGCGTGACGGCGGCCTGGTTCACTGGAAGACCATTGGCATTGACCGCGACGAGAACGGCAAGAAGACCGGCATTCGCACATCGCCAGGCACTGAGCCGTGCCTGTTCGGCTGGCAGGCAGTTCCGGCCGACGCCCGCGAAGTCACCATCGTGGAAGGCGAGATCGACGCCATGACCGCCTGGCAGTACGGCAAGCCGGCGCTGTCGGTTCCGTTCGGCGGCGGCAGCGGCAACAAGCAGGCTTGGATCGAGCACGAGTATTCCAACCTGGAGCGCTTCGACACGATCTACCTGTGCCTGGACGCGGACGAGGAAGGCGAGAAGGCCACCGAAGAGATCATCAAGCGCCTCGGCCGCGAGCGCTGCCGCCTGGTTAGCCTTGGCTGCAAGGACTTCAACTACGCGCTCGATACGCTGATGTTGACCGAAGACGACATCGACGAGTGCTACGCCAAGGCGAAGAACCTTGACCCGGACAAGCTGGCCGGCGTGCTCGACTTTGCCGACGAGGTTTGTGCCGAGTTCTTCGAGCGCAACCCGACCGTCAGCGGCATGGAAGTGCCGTGGGAGAAGGCCCGCGACGTGATCCGCTTCCGCTCCTCTGAGCTGAGCGTCTGGACCGGCTGGTCTGGCCACGGCAAGTCGCAGCTCCTGAACTATCTGGCCTATCACGGTATGCGCAAGGGCGAGAAGTTCTGCATCGCCTCCATGGAGATGCCGGCCCGACGCACCCTCCAGCGCATGGTCCGCCAGGCTTCCGGCCTGTGCTACCCGACCCGCGGCTACATCAACGCCATCCTCGAATCGCTGGCCGGCAAGCTCTGGATTTACAACCAGGTCGGATCGGCCAAGACGAGCGAAATGCTCGAAACCTTCCGGTATGCCGCCCGCCGCTATGGCGTGACGCATTTCATCGTGGACAGCCTGGCCAAGCTGGGCATGGCTGAGGACGACTACAACGGCCAGAAGCAAGCCATGGAAGCCCTGGTCGGCTTCGCTCACGAGATGGGCGTGCACGTGCATCTGGTCGCCCACCCGCGCAAGGCGGAAGACGAGTCGAAGGCGCCCGGAAAGCTCGACGTTCGCGGCGGCGCGATCCTCACCGACCTGGCAGACAACGTGATTACGGTCTGGCGGAACAAGAAGAAGGAAGAGGCCATGAAGCAGGGCGGGGAAGACGCCGCTGTCTTCGAGAGCCAATCCGACGTGCACATGATCATCAGCAAGCAGCGGCTTACCGGGGAAGAGGGAAAGATCCCGCTCTGGTTCGACCCCGCGTCCGCTCAATACCTAGAGCGCGCAGAAAGCAAGCCTCGGCAGTGGGTGAACTACTCCGGCCAAGTTGAGCAGCGCCATGACCTGAAGGAAACAGCATAAATGCCAGTCATCAATGAAATGGCGGAAGCCCTGGAGCAAGTCCGCACAGCTCCCGACGTAACAGACCGCGCCTCTGGTCTAGAGGAGGCAGACCGCATCGGTGGCGTGGCGATGGTACAGGCCAGGCTGCAGGGGCAGGGCGCTGAGGAATGCGAGGAGTGCGGCATCGAGATTCCCGAGGCGCGCCGTCGTGCTGCGCCTTGGGCGGTGTGCTGCGTTGAGTGCCAGTCCATCCGTGAAGCGAGGGCCGTATGAATGAGCTGGCTCTTTTCGCGGGCGCTGGTGGAGGAATTCTCGGCGGCCACCTCTTGGGATGGCGCACCGTCTGCGCCGTTGAGCGTGATGCCTACGCAGCACAAGTTCTGGCGCAACGACAAAACGATGGATGCCTCCCAGCTTTCCCGATTTGGTCTGACGTGTGCAGTTTTGACGGAAGGCCGTGGCGAGGCCTTGTTGACGTGGTTTCGGGCGGATTCCCATGTCAGGACATATCAGCTGCCGGGAATGGCGTCGGCATCGATGGTGAGCGCTCCGGCCTCTGGCGCGAGATGGCTCGAATCATCGGTGAGGTACGACCGAGATTCGTCTTCGTGGAGAACTCACCGCTGCTTGTGGGACGAGGCCTTGCCGTGGTCCTTGGTGACCTTGCCGACCTGGGGTACGACGCGCAGTGGTTTCGTCTTTCGGCATCCGACTGCGGAGCGCCCCATCAGCGCGATCGACTCTGGCTTGTGGCCAACCCCGACGGTTCACGGCAACCACAACATGCCCGGCAGCAGCAAGACGGCGGGATGGGGGCTGAGCAGCGCTGTGAAGATGTGGCCCACGCCAACAGCAATGAATGCAACAGGCGGGGCGGCGCTGTGCAAATGGGGCGGATCGGGGGCGCGCAAGAAGCTCCGCCAAATGGTGACTTCCGAGGAAATGAATGGCCCGCTGAATCCAGCGTGGGTCGAATGGCTCATGGGGTGGCCAACCGGCTGGACCGACTTAAAGCCCTTGGAAATGGCCAAGTTCCACGAGTGGCAGCGGCAGCATTCGCCATGCTTGCTGAGCAGGGAGGCCGCGTAAATGGCTGACCTAATGCTCCGCTCCGACATGGACCGCCAGCGGCTGATCAGCTTCCTGCAGGGCTTGGACCTCTCCAAGCCTCGCAAGGTGGCTATCACCGAAGTCCGCAGCAAGCGCTCCGACGCCCAAAACCGCCTGCTCTGGCAGTGGAATGGCCTGATCCAGCAGCACCTGCGCGAGTCGTTCGGGCAGATTGCCAGCGCTGAGGAATGGCACGAGATCCTGGTCAGCAAGCTCTGGTCGTCCGAGGTGCACCCGGTAGAGCTGCCGGACGGCACCCGGTACCGCGTGGGCCGCGCCAAGACTCGAGCCTTCACGATCCAGCAGATGACCACTTACCTGGA